ACCAATTATGTTCATGCAGCCAACCAAAGATATAGCTAAAGAATTCTCCAAAACTCGTATTGCTCCCTTTATTCGTGACACAAAAGTACTGAACGATAAAATGGCCGATGTAAAATCTCGGGACAGTGGCAATACGGTATTGAATAAGACCTTTCCAGGCGGTTACCTGACATTAGTCGGTGCGAACGCTCCGGCAGATTTGGCATCCAGGCCAATTCGTGTATTACTGGCAGATGAAATTGACCGCTATCCAGCATCAGCAGGCACGGAAGGCGACCCTTTGAGCCTAGCAGAAAAACGTACTAATACGTTCTACAATCGAAAGCACGTGTACGCATCTACGCCATTGGCCAAAGGTACCAGTAGGATAGAGAAATTGTATCTAGGCGGTACGCAAGAGGTGTGGCATATTAAGTGCCCTGCTTGTGGTGAATATGTATATCCTTCGTGGGATAAATTCCACGCAGACGAGGACACAGGCAAGTACTACTTGGCCTGTGATCACTGCGGAACACTATCCGAAGAGTTCGAATGGAAGAAACTGTATCGAGAGGGTAAATGGATTGCGGAAGCACCGGAGAATTTAAAGAAGTACAATTGCCGAAGCTTTCACATGAATGCGTTTGGCTCGCCTTGGGCATCTTGGAGAAAACTCCAAGGTAAATATGAGGAAGCACTTAAACTCGGAACTGTCGGCATCATGACATTCTTTAATACAGAAATGGGAGTTCCTTATGAAGAGGATACCGAAACACTGCAGGCTGAAGTGCTCTACGAACGTAGAGAAGACTACGGCGCGGAGTTGCCGGACGGTGTTCTACTCTTAACATGTGGTGTCGATACTCAGGACGATCGTCTGGAATGCGAAATCGTCGGCTGGGGGAAAGATTATGAGAGCTGGGGTATACAATACTTCAGATTATATGGAGACCCTGCTTACGACGCCGTATGGAAAGAATTAGACGATATTATTTTAAATCGTACATGGTCTTATGCTGATGGTAGAAAAAGGGGCGTATCCGTTACGTGTATTGACTCCGGTGGTAGTAAGACCCAATCGGTATATAAGTACTGCTCGACTAGATGGCATAAGCGCGTGTACCCTATCAAAGGCGTAGGCGGTGCAGGTAAAGACCTGATTGACGGCTTGCCTACTAAGTTGAAAAAATACAAAACTAAATTATTTAAGCTCGGCGTAGATACGGGCAAGGAACAAATTTATAGTGACTTAAACCAAGAAAAAGGACAGCCGAGGTATTGCCACTTCCCAAAAGATCATGAAAAAGGGTATGGGAAGAAATACTTTGAAGGTCTGTTGGCAGAAATGAAAGTGTCTAAATTAGTTAGTGGCCATTTTAAAGAACAATGGGTGCTACGCCCGGGACGAAAAAGAAATGAACCATTTGATATTAGAAACTATAATCAAGCTGCTATTGCAATTATGAACCCGAACTTCGAGGCGTTAGAGGCGCGGAATAGTAAGGAAGAGTATACGCCGTATCAGAATACGACCCGTGTAGTGAAAGCGGGCGATGCGCCGAAGAAACGAACGAGACGACGTGTTAGGGGAGGAGGAATTCGATTATGACAATCCTACAAAGGATTATGGAAGAATTAAATATTCGTGAAGTGCACGAAATACCTACCGCTCTAACAAAGACGATGCTAGATTCGAATACCCGTTCGGTACTTTTGAAGGCGATAAAACCGTACTATTCGTATGAAGCGTTACTTGCTGAATTTGAAGAACATAGTGCAGATAGAAAAAACTATATGCAAGATTACACGCCACAATGTGTACTAGATATAATCGGAGGTATTACCCCTGGCGGTGATGTTCGCGATGTGTGCGCAGGGATTGGCGGTTTGTCCTTAGCCAAATTTAAGGCAGATAATACCGTGACACTAAGGCTTGAGGAGTATTCAAAAAACGCAATAGCCTTTATGCTGCTTAATCTGTTAATGGCCAATATCGATGCAGAAGTAGTAGAGAAGAACGTTCTTACCAATGAAGAGCTTTTATACTATAAAGTGGAATCCGCAGCATCTGGCTTTGGCCAAGTGGCTAAAGTAGATATGCTAGAAAGTAAAAAATATAATACCGTGATTAGTAATCCACCTTATAGTCAATCTTGGGCTCCGCAAATGGATGAACGCTTTGAAGGATATAAGTTGGCACCAAAGAGTAAAGCCGATTTTGCTTTTATACTTGATGGGCTATATTCGCTGAACGCATCGGGTACAGCGGTCTTTATATTGCCACGTGGTGTCCTTTTTAGGGGGCAAGCAGAAGGCGATATACGGCGTAAGCTTATTGAGGATAATCTACTTGACGCGGTCATAGGGCTGCCTTCTAATCTGTTTACGAATACAGGGATACCCGTATGCATATTGGTATTTAAGAAAAATCGATCCAACACCGATATTTTATTTATTGATGCACAAAAAGATTTCGTTAAGTACAAAAATAAAAATGTAATGACCTCCGAACAGGTGGAAAAAGTAATTAAAGCGTACAAGGCCAGAGCAGAAATAGAGCGATATTCTAGTAACATTAGCGTGTCTACTATTTTAGATAATGACTATAATCTGAATATTCCACGCTACATTGACAGCTTTGAGCCTGAAGAAATACCGGATGCTGTACAGCTCGCTAAAGACTTAAACGAAATTAATCGAGAAAGCCGTACTTTGGGATTAGAAATTGCGGAGATGTTAAAGCAATTAGTTTGTACGGATCCGGACGCACAGAAAGAGCATGATGAATTTGTAAAAGAATTTACAGAATTTTTGGTATCGTCTGATAGCGCTTGTACAGTCGAGGAGCAAGAAGCCGTGATAAAAAAAATAGAAGATGTTAAGAAGTATCTACTTCAAAAGATGTTTGTGTAATGTTAAAAAATTACAAGAAAATTAAAATTACGGGAGTTGCTGATATACTAGGGCGGCCGAAGAAGAATCAAATATATCCAGAAGGCTGCATTTGCTTACAGGTATCTGCTAGTAAAGGTGAATTGCTATATCTAAAAGAAGCACAACAAGTTGATGCTAAATATGTAGTGATTCAGCCAAGAAATGTAATCCCTTATTATTTATATTTGATGATAGAAAAGGCAATGCCAGAATTTTTATATAAATATAGGCAAGGCCTAAATATATCAGCTCATGATATTAAACACATGGAGATATTGTGCCACACGGATGTGGAAACGCAGGCTTTAATAAGCATGATGTTCCAATCTATGACTGGCACAAGTCTAAGCGCTCAATATGGGCGCTTTTTTAATGCGTGAAAGGAGGTGAAAGGATGGCAGAATGGACAATATATGAGGCAAAAGAGCATTTACAGGCTTGGCTAGAAGCGGATTTAGCGCTGGCAACAGGCAAAGAATACACCATAGGTAATCGTCGGTTAACTCGTGCGAATGTGCAGGAAGTAAAAGACCGCATCAACTTTTGGCGCAATGAAGTAGCAAGGCTTGAGAATAGACCTCGACGTCGTGCCTATCGTGTCATTCCGCGTGATATATGAGTAAACGCAAGAAGCAGTTTATGAAAACCGCAGCAGGAAGGCACAAATCAACGCAGTATTCTGGGAGTAAAACAAACTCAGGCTATTCTAATCATGGCGCTAATAGTTTTAAGTCTAGCGCTAAAGGATACCTGGTTAACTCTCAAGATGCAAGGCATGATATCGATGCTAATTTTAGGATGCTACGGGCAAGGTCTGTAGACCTTCAACAAGGTACACCAATTGCAGCTGGCGCACTGAAGACGAATAAAACCAATGTTATTGGCCCGGGCCTAAGGTTTAAAGCCAATATCCGTTATGAGGAACTCGGCCTAACGTTTGACGAGAAGAACGCTTGGGAACGTAAGACCGAACGTGAATTTGCAATGTGGGCCAAGCACTGCGATGCGCGTGAACAGACCGATTTCTACGGAATTCAGGCCCTAGTGTACTATGAAAAGCTGTTGTACGGCGATGCATTCGTAAATTTACCGATGCTGTTTAATCGAACAGATAAGAACCCTTACCCATTGCGATTGCAGATTGTCGAATCAATTCTTGTTGCTTCTCCGCCTAAATATATGGGACGAGAAGAAGACGAGAATAACGATGTCATTCACGGTGTTAAGTTTAATAAATACGGTGCGGCTGTTGGTTTCTATGTGCTGAATAAGCTATACAACTCTTTTAACGATGATCATGACTACACATATATTCCAAAGTACGGAGCACAAACCGGACGGCGGAATATCATTCAGGTTATGACGATTGAGCGAAGTGGCCAGTTGCGTGGTATTCCGATATTGTCCCCGGTAATTGAGGACTTGAAAGTGCTTAGTCGGTACAATGATGCGGAAGTTATGAAAGTATTAGTTAACGCTTTGATGGCAATCTTCATCGAATCGGAAGCCCCGGACGATATGTCGCTGGGGACAGCAATTGATGAAGATGATCAAGTGGATGCCGAAAGCGATGAAACAATCGAATTAGGTAACGGTACGGTAAATGTATTGGCGCCTGGTGAAAAAGTGAATGTGGCCGAAAAAACGCCAATACCTTCGAGCTTTGCTGATTTTACATCGTCTCTTATTAGTCATGTAGGCGCAGCGCTAGAAATTCCATATGAAATATTAGTTAAGCACTTTGGCCAAAGTTACTCCGCATCAAGAGCGGCGTTACTCGAATATTGGAAGTCTGTTGAAACGCAACGTGCCGAATTTATTACTCAATTTTGCAATCCTATTTACGAGGAATGGCTTACGATGGCCATTCTATTAGGTCGCATTGACGCGCCAGGTTTCTTTGATGACCCAATCATCCGAGAGGCGTGGCTGGGTGCTGAGTGGTACGGGCCATCACAAGGCCAATTAGACCCACAGAAGGAAGCTACTGCAGCAGAAATTCGTGTTAAGAATGCATTTAGTACTCGTGCTAAGGAGGCGGCAGAGCTTACAGGCATGGATTATGAAAATGAAATCTTACCACAACGTATTCGAGAACACCAATCTATGGATGAAGGAGGCTTGTTGAATGAACAAGGACAACAAATTTCAGTTCAAAATTCGAACTCCGCTAAATCTGATTCAGGAAGCGGAGACGATTGACGTCGATATTTACGGCGTAGTCACGAACGGGGCCAGTTATTGGGACGAGGATACAGGCGTTTCTAACGTATTATCACAACTCCAAGGCTTGGATCCGTCTCAAAACATCGTATTACATGTTAACTCTGTAGGCGGTGAAGTATCTGCAGGCGTTACAATCTACAACCGATTGCGCGCCTTGAAAAATAAAAAATCTGTTATCATCGAAGGCCTAGCGGCATCCATTGCTTCTATTATTTCAATGGCAGGTGATGAAATTCATATGGCTCTGGGTAGTGAAATGATGATTCATAACCCTAGCTCGTATGCATTTGGTGAAGCGGATGATTTTGAAAAAGCCGCAGAATCGTTACGTAAAACAAAAGAAAACCTTATTGATATTTACGAGGCCCGCACAGGGTTAACTCGTGAAGAAATCGCAACCATGATGGATGATGAAACCTGGTTAACAGCAAGGGAAGCATTAGAGAAAGGGTTCTGCACAAGTGTAGATGAATCCTTGCAAATGGTTGCATGCCGTAAAGGCACTGACTTAATTGTCAATGGCTTACCGATGAGTATGGATGTGCTCAAAGGGTTGCCTGTTGATAAATATGAAGAGAAAGGAGAGGAACCAATGGAAGTAACTGCTGAATTGTTACGTACAGATTATGCGGACGTATATGATGAAGTGTTTAATGCAGGTGTTGCTGCTGAACGTGCACGTTTACAAGCCCTTGATGGGATTAATAATGAAGCACGCGCAGAGGTAATCAATCGTGCAAAATATGAAACATACGCTACTGTTCAAGATGTAGCTGTTGAATTACTCAATATGCCACAACCTGAACAACCAACTAATCAATTACAACAATTAATGCAAGATGCTAATAATGCATCTAATCAAGTTGACACGGTCCCTGGTCAAGTGCTTGACGAGGATATCGATGATTCCGAAAAAACAATGCAAATTGTTGATCGTGTAATGAAAGCACGCAATAAGAAATAAGGAGGGCAGACAATATGCCATACGTGGAAGAACAAAAGTTAGAGTATAAACCTCTAATTGCTGGCACACAAATGCCAGTCGTTACTAAGAAAGTAACAATCGGTCAAGATGCCGCAGTAATTAAGGCGGGCACAGTATTAGAATTAGAAGCTGCTTCTAAAAAAGCTAAACGCGCAGATACTGATGTATACGGCGTAGCATTAGCTGATATTGACGCTACAAAAGGCGACGTAGTAGCAGAAATTGCAGTAACTGGTGAATTCGCTACAACGAATTTAGTATTTGCCTCTGGCAAAAAAGCGGAAGACTTCACAGCGAAAGCAGAAGCCCGCAACATTTATTTCCGTTAATAAGGAGGATACATGGATAATATTTACGCACCAAAAACACTTGCTGCGGTGGTTCGTCGTACTCCCGATGTGCCATCTTTTTTGAAAGACTTATTTTTCAAAGATACAAAAACATTCTTAACAGAAACAGTTTCATTTGACATTGTAAAAGGTCGCCGTACTATTACACCTTGGGTGGCACCTAACTCTACGGCACCTTTATCTCAACGCACAGGCATGACTACAACCACGTATAAACCTGCGCAAAAGAAAGAAAAACGCCCTATCACAGAAAATGATATCAAGGTTCGTTTAGCAGGTGAACAGCCATTTGCAGGCACTGTAACTCCTGAAGAACGTGCTATCCAACTCTTGGCGCAGGATACACAAGAATTAAAGGATAACTTGGTACGTTCTCAAGAAGTTATGGCAGCGGACGTATTACTCAATGGTCAGGCACACATCAAAGGCGAAGGCATTGATGACGTTGTAGACTTTAATTTTACAAATAAAGAAACATTATCTGGTACTGCACGTTGGGGCCAATCTGCTGCAGAAATTGTGGCTAACATTATCAAATGGAAAAAGAAATGTTTGAAAGCATCCGGCTTTAGCCCTAATACGTTGGTTATGAACTCCGAAACATTAGAAGTAATGCTTTCTGATAAAAAAATCTTGGCATTATTTGATAATCGTCGTACAGAAATGGGCCTTTTGCAATTCGAACAAATGGCGGAAGGCGCTGTTTATGTTGGCTTCATGGGCGGTCAAATTCAATGTAATGTGTTTACTTATGATAATTACTATGTAGATCCAACAGACGGCCAAGAAAAGGAAATGGTACCTACTGGTAAATTGTTGGTAGCTTCTGATATGGCTAAATTTACTAAATTGTATGGTGCGAATACAATCATCCCTGGTGATGGTATGGACTTTGTAACCTATGAAGGCGAATATGTATTACGTCGATTTGTTAATCATGACCCAGATGCGGTATTCTTAGAATTACAATCTCGCCCTATTTACGTTCCATTTGACGTAGATTCCTACTTTGTAGCGGACGTATTGTAATTGAAAGGAGGTAAGACTAATGCCTGTACAAGCAAAGCATGCGATTAATACCGGCGATTATGTGTATAATCCCGGTGATGTTATCTCCGATTTAACTGTAGAAGAAGAACAGCGCCTAATTCGTTTAGGCGCAGCTGTTGTAGTTGGTGATGATAAAAACAATGCAGAAGACTCGTTAGCCGCAGCTCTTGGCGTTATGACGAATGCGGATATCGCGGGTTATGGTAAATCTATTGGACTAGATTTTTCAAGCAAAGCCACAAAGGCGGACATGATTTCCGATATCCTTGCTTCCGATGCGGACGTCAATTTGGAACTCTTATCCGATGAAGCACTTCGCGAAATGGCATCTGCTGAACAATTGGATGTTCCGGAAAACGCTACTCGTGAAGAACTCATCGACATCTTAGGTGAATAATCATGGGATTTAAGGACTTTGCGCAAAATGACATTGAAAAGGTGTTTATCAATTCCGATGAATTTGCCGAAGTACATAATCTAAATGGTACGCAGTGCTATGCAGTGGCAGAAGGTCTTACCGATAAGCAGCATGTCGAAATCATGGGCCAGGATATTGACGGGTTGATTTACGATACGATTATAGTACACGTGGCCAAGCGGGATTTACCTGAAGTGCCAGAGTACAATCAAATCTTTCGATTCGACGGCCGCATCATGATGGTTCAATCATGCGAAGATGACATGGGTATGCTAAGCATTGTCCTTAGGGGGAATAACGCGTGAGTGTAACTATTGACATAAAAGGGCTTAAAAACGGGTTGGCTAAGATAGACGCATTAGTTGTTGGTACTCCGAAGACTACTGCAAAAGCTATCAACAAAGCGTTGCCTAAAATCAAAAAGGCTACAGTTGATCGTGTTAACGAAGAATACCTAATTACTAAAGCGAATATTAATAAAACCATAAAGGTAGATAAGGCGGGAACGACTTTATCTGCCTTTATTCGTTCGAAAGGTAGACCAATAGCCCTTACTAAATTCAGAGTTACACCAAAGCGCCCACCTAAGCGGAAAGGTCGTACCGTTATAGCACAAGTGATGCGGAACGGTGGCGGAGGAACAATCCCTAATGCTTTTATTGCTCGTATGAGAAGTGGACATATTGGGGCGATGTATCGTAAAGGTGCTGACAGGTATCCGATAGGGCAATTTCACGGCCCGTCGGTACCGAGCATGCTTGGTAGCGCCAAGATATCCGCTTTCGTTGGGAATAAAGCAGAGCAGGAATTGCAAAAGCAAATGGAACTCGCGCTCGACACATTAATAGGAGGGTAATCGATGACACCTACGCAATTAGCAACCGATTTGGGGGCGTTCCTAAAACAGGTGCACGCTAATTACTTTAGCGATGACGCACAAGTAAAGGGGAATCCTTTATTAGTTGTACCGGGATTTTTAAAAATGAAAGAATCATCCAGGGAGGACCAATATCCACATCTTGTTATTCGCATTAATAAGATTGAGGATACCTTGCAGGGGTCAACTGTCCAACTATTTCTAATCCACGGCGTATACTCCGAGGATGTGGAAAAGGGCTGGATGGAGATTACCAATTTCTTAGAAACCACAAGGCAAGCGCTACTGGCCCATCCCGTTATTGCTAAGCGGTACCGTTTAGTAATGGATGATAAACACGGAATTGATACCGACATCCCTCCGGATCAAGCCTATCCGTATTGGGAGGGGTTTATGACAGTTAAATATGATATCGAACAAATACGAGAGGAGATGATTATTTAATGGCAAAAGCTGATGCACCAGTTGAAATTGTAAATGAAGCAATTGAGACTGCGGAAAAAACAGTTACATTTAAAGATGCTAAACAAGTAATCTACTTAGGTCCTAATAGTGCTGAATTAGGTCTTTCCACAGGTACCGTTTATATTGATGGCATTCCTGCTACGGTAGGTGAAGATAAAGCAATGCTACGCTTGTTGTTTGTGCCAATTAATAAGATTGCAGAAGCACAGCAAGAATTAGCAACAGAAGGTACAGCGATGAACACTGCTTACCTTGAATTTAAAAAAGGAGGTCGTAGATAGTGGGAAACTATAGACACGGAATTTATACAAGAGAGGTACCTACTTCCCTTATTTCTATGACAGAAGCTACGGCAGCCTTACCGGTATATGTTGGTACCGCACCTGTGCACTTAGCTACAGACCCTGCGGAAGCTAATAAAGCCGTATTGTGCTATAACTACGCATCTGCCACTACTCAATTGGGCTACTCTAAAGAATGGGATAAATACACGCTATGCGAAGCTATGTACTCCCAATTCTCTTTATTTGGAATGGCACCAGTAGTTTTTATCAATGTTCTTGATCCGAAGAAACATAAGAAGACATTAGCGTCTACTGAAAAACAAATTCAGGACAAAGTCGTAACCATTGAAGACCCTGTATTACTCAACACGTTAAAGGTATCTGCTACCAATGGGGGTGCGGCAGCCACTATCAATGTCGATTATACAGCGGCGTTTAACGATGAAGGCAAATTGTTGATTGGCATCGTAGCTACAGGCGCACTCAAAAGCGCAACATCTGTTTGGGTAACTTATGATTATGTAGACCCATCTATGGTAACTGCCGACGATATCGTAGGCGGTGTGGATACAGAAGGTAAGCGTAAAGGTTTGGAACTTATTAATGAAGTATTCCCTCGCTTTGGCTTAATCCCTGGTAACTTATTGGCGCCGGGCTGGTCTCATAACACGCTTGTAGCAGCAGTTATGAAAGCAAAAGAAACTACTATTAATGGTATGTTCCAGGCTATGTCCTTATGCGATGCACCAACAGATGAAATTAAAAAAGCAACTGCAGTTAGCGAATGGAAGAATAAAAAGAACTACGTCGACGAACGTCAAATCTTATGTTGGCCAAAAGTAGCGTTAGCTAATCGCCAATTCCATCTATCCACACAACTCGCAGGTCTTATGGCTAAAACAGACGCCAAATATGACGATATCCCTTATAAGTCTCCATCTAATGAGTCCTTGCAAGCGGATAGCGCTGTATTAAAAGACAGTACTGAAATCTATTTAGGCCCAGATGAAGCCGCATATTTGAACGGCCAAGGTGTCGTTACTGCGCTTAATTTCATCGGTGGCTGGAGAGCCTGGGGCAATCGTACCACAGCGTACCCATCTAATACAGATGTTAAGGATTCTTTTATTCCTGTACGCCGTATGTTTAACTGGGTATCCAATACGTTGATTACTTCCTTCTGGTCTAAAATTGACGACCCAGGGAACAAGCGTTTGATTAATAACGTAGTGAATAGTGCCAATGCGTGGCTAAATGGGCATACAGCATCCGGTGCGCTTCTTGGGGCCCGCGTTGAATTTTTGGAATCTGAAAACCCTACAACAGATTTGTTGAACGGAATTTATCGATTCCATGTATATTTAGGCGTTCCAACGCCAGCTCGTGAAATCGACTTCATCCAAGAATATGATTCGTCTTACATGAGCACGTTATTTAATTAAAAAGGGAGGTAACTCATGGCTAAACATAGAGATAAGTTGATTGACTTTGCCATTTTTAGCTCTGGCAGAGAATTATATGGTTACGCCGATGTAACCTTACCTGATATCGAATTTATCAGCGATACCATCAAGGGCGCAGGCATTGCCGGCGAAGTTGATTTGGGTGTACTCGGTCAAACTAAGGCAATGAATATGTCCATTAAATGGAATACCATTGATAAAGATGTGACCGACCTTGCTAGTCAAAAGGTGCATGATATCGAAATTCGTGGTGCGCAACAATTATATGATTCTGCTAAAGGTGAATTAGTACCGGAAGCGGTTAGCGTATATGCCAAAGTGATGCCTAAGAAAATCGGTCTTGGCAAATTTGAACAGGCAAGTAAAACCGATACCTCTACAGAGTTTGAAATTGTATATTTCAAAATGACTGTTGGTGGTAAAACTCGTACTGAAATTGATAAATTCAACTATGTTTGTGTAATCAATGGTGTTGATTACTTGGCATCTGTAAGGGAGGCATTGGGTAAATAATGGCTACATATGATCGCGAAAAACTAATTGATGGTTTAAACAATTTAACTGGGTTTGACTTTACAAAGGCGGAACTTCGTGTCCGCCGTGAAGGCGATATGACTCCAGACGTTACTTTTTCTAAACGGTTTCAGGCAGAAGTTGCCGCCATAGCCTTAAAGGAAAGCGCAAAGGTATTATTGACAATGCCAATCTCTGAATTCACTGAAATGTGCGCAGAGGTAAGCGTTTTTTTATTGCGTGGTTCGGTAGAGAAAATGGGACTTCTCCCGGACAACAATGCCGAAGAATTGCCATCCGGCTTAGAGAATGCGGAGGCATAGACTTTTGGATGTCTACCCCAATTGCTGAAATAGCAGATTGGATAGACGATTTAGAATTTGTTCTTGAAGATGAAAAGCGCTTGAGGGAGGAAGAGGACTAATCCATCAAGCGCTTTTTGCGTATATAAATTTAAAAGAAAGGAGGAACTATGGCGGGTAAAGTATTTGAGATTGCTTTTGCTATAAACGGCGCCTTAGCACAAGGGTTTAAAACCTCGATGCAGCAAGCCAAGGGCACGTTGACGCAATACGGCTCTAAAATGACCGAGCTGAAAGCGCAACAAAGAGCTTTGGATTCGGCGTTAAAGCAAGGCGTTATTTCCATGGACTCGTACCGCAATGCAACGGAGAAAGTTGGTAAGGCGCTAGACCAAACGGCAGCTAAAGACGCCAAACTCAGAAAAGCAATGCAAAATAAAATTGCCGCTGACGCTAATGCTAAAAGTGCTCGTAGCGATTTAGGCAGTACTGTGGCCACTACTGCAGTCATGACCGCTCCGCTCGTCGGGATGCTATCTAAAGCGGCAGACTTTGAAGCAGTGATGTCCAAGGTAAAGGCAATCACCGTATCTGATGATAAGGCAATGCAACAATTGACAGCCACGGCTCGAGAACTCGGCGAGAAAACAATGTTTTCTGCCACACAAGCAGGCGAAGCGATGACATATCTAGGCATGGCCGGTTGGAACTCTCAACAAATCATGGCTGGTATGCCAGGGCTTTTGAACTTAGCTGCAGCAAGTAATACGGATTTAGCCCGTACAGCGGACATTGTATCTGATGATCTTACCGCTTTTGGGTTAAGCGCAGAACATGCTGGCCATATGGCGGACGTATTTGCTAAAACTACAACTAGCACGAATACAACCGTTGAAATGTTGGGTGAAACAATGAAGTACGCCGCACCAGTGGCACATGCCTTTGGCGCAAGTTTAGAAGAAACGGCAGCACTTACTGGGCTTATGGCCAATAGTGGTATCAAGGCATCCGCTGCGGGCACAGCCTTACGTTCAGGGTTCTTGCGTTTGGCAGGAACTTCCTCAAAATCGACTAAAGCGATTGAGGAAATGGGGCTTTCATTAAGCGAAGCTACAGCGCAACAAGAAGAAGCCAAAGCCGCACTAGACAGCCTAGGTATTGCGATGAACGATACCAACGGGCCACGTAAGATGGGCGAAATCGTTCGCGACTTAGCAGATAAGACTAAGGATATGAGCAAGGAGCAAAAACTTGCTACGCTTGCGACTATCTTCGGTACCAACGCTGCATCAGCTTGGGTAGCTGTAATTGATCAAGGACCGGATGCGTTAGATAATTTAACGAAAGAACTTGAAAATAGTGACGGCGCAGCTGCTACTATGGCTGAAACAATGCAGAATAATGCACGAGGCGCTATGACGCGATTACAATCTGCGACTGAGTCAGTGGCAATTTCTATAGGAAGTACGATGTTGCCTACCCTTGCAGAACTGGGTGATTCATTAGCAAATGAAGCTGCGTATGTATCAAAAGTAGCAAGTGAACATCCTGAACTTACCGAAGCTATTATCAAGACAAGTGTTGCAGTAGCGGGCATGGTAATTGCCTATAAAGCAGTGAAAGCGATTTATTTCAGCGTAACGGCGGCACATGCGGCTTATCGGCTTATGATGGAATCGGAACGTATGGCAACTATGCGCAATGTGATTGCATCAGGCGTCCATAAAGCGGCGATGATAGCAGGCACAGTTGCGACCTATGCGGCCGCGTCGGCGCAATGGTTGTTAAATGCGGCGATGAGTGCTAATCCGATAGGATTGGTGATATTAGCTATTGCCGCATTAATTGGTGTTTTGGCGTGGTTAGTCACTCATTTTGAAATTGTGTCAGATTTCTGCACATCGATGTGGGAATCTCCTACTGCTGCCATCATCGCTTTCATGGCAGGCCCTATAGGATGGCTGATTTATGCGGCTATGGGGTTAATTGCCAATTGGGACCATGTAAAAGCCTGGTTCACTCTATTATGGGAAGACCCTAAGGCGGCACTCGGCCAATTCTATGACTGGGTTATGAGTAAACTCGGAGGTCTGTTTGATTGGATTAGTGAAAAATGGGAATGGGTTAGATCCATTTTTAGTAAACCAATTCAAGCAAGAGTAGAAGGCACGGCAACGGCCAATGGACAATCCGTACAGCATAATGCAAAAGGCGGTATTTATGGGAAAGGCGCGTTCCTTACTACGTTTGCCGAAGAATCTGATGAAGCTGCCATTCCAATTAATGGGACACCAAGGGCAGAAGCCTTATGGCGTCAAACTGGTGCTATGATGGGGCTTTTCCCTGGTGAAGGCAACTCTGCAGTATCTGTATCAGCACCAATCAACATCACTATTAAAGGTAATGCGGATGCAAGTGCTGTACAACAAATTAAAAGTGCTGTAGGCGGAGCGATGGATGACCTAGAAGCAAGACTTGCTGAAATCCAAAATCGGAAAGGGCGTGTAAGCTATGCCTAGTAATTTGCGCTATGTGACTGTCAAATTGCAGTATGACCAAAAAGACATCACACAAGATCTGGTTCCGTATTTAAAGGATTTCAGCTATAACGACGTCATGTCGGGAGAAGCTGACGATATATCAATTACACTACATGATATAGAAGAGCTTTGGATGTCCGATTGGTTCCCTGAAAAAGGGGCTAAGTTAACCGCATCAATCGTGTTTCACAACTGGAATAAACTCGGGGACGAGATAGAAATGAAATGCGGGCAGTTTGAAATCGATGAAATTACTTGTAAAAACCCACCGCACGAAGTCACTATTGGGGCGGTTAGTGTTCCAGATGAATCCAAGTTAAGAGGGGAATTAAAGAGTAAGTCTTGGGAGAAGACAACTCTAAAAGCTGTTGCGGCGGAGCTCGCAAAAGGTGCTGGGCTTGAATTGTTTTATGATACACCCGAAACAATCAAATTAGATAGGGTCGAGCAATCGGACCAATCTGATTTAGAATTCTTGATGAAAGTCTGTAAGGATAATGGACTGGCGCTAAAGGTTTCAGATAAGCAAGTGATTATTTTTGATGAAACAAAGTTCGAAACAGAAAAAGTAGTCGCAACGCTAATTAAGGGGCCCATGCCTACAGACCTTACAGAAGAACAAATTAAGGAACTAGGGGAAATCATTCCCTATCAGGGGAGCTATTCGCTAAAGACATCGCTAAAGGATGTGTATTGGGGCTGTCACGTAAAGCATAAGAGTACTAAACAAAAGAGTAATATTGAATTCACGTTCAAGGACCCTAACAAAACACAAGGTAAGATATTGCAAGTTAACCAAAGTTGTGAAACACAGGCGGAAGCGGAACGCTTGGCCAAGAAAAAGCTACGAGAAAAGAACAAGAATGAAATTACTGGTTCTGTTGCTATGCTTGGCCATATCGTATTGGCCGCATCAGCCACAATCAATTTAAAAGGATTCGGTAAATTCGACGGCAAGTATATCATTAGTAAATGCTCCCATAAGGTAGGGGGCGGATATACACAAAGCCTAGATATAAGGAGGTGCCTAGATGGATATTAGTGTAGCGTTAAAAAATTTAATTCGTGACGGCATCGTATCTAGTACGGACCCTTCTACTATGACGGCAAGGGTAACATTTCCTGACCGTGACGATTTAGTATCGTATCCACTTGAAGTACTTTCACACGGCTCACAAGATAATAAACATTACTGGATGCCAGGTGTTGGCGAACAGGTATTATGTTTATTTCTACCTCAAGATAATAATTTGTCCCAGGGCTACATCTTAGGCACTACGTATAATGCCAAGGATAAGCCCTCTTTTAATGGGCAGAATATCCACGGCATCAAATTTGCGGACGGGTCGACCGTCTCATATGATGCGGATGGTGGAGGCCTTGTTATTAATTGCACCGGTAACCTAATTATCAACGCCCCTTCTGGGGATGTAGTGGTTAACGGAATTAGTTTAGTATCGCATACGCATGGCGGCGTCACTCCAGGTGGTGGAAGCACAGGAACGCCGAATTGATAGGAGGTGAGTAACATATCATTATTTAGTAAATTAGGCAGTACTGCTGCCAATTATAAGAAGAACCTTAATTCACAAGGTTTAAAGAATTTACAAAATACACAATTAGGCGATGTGGCTTACTCTCGCCTATCTAATTTAGCTGATAAATTTGGCCTGGGTGGATACTTGCCACAACGCCAATTAGGAAGCTTTGGAAAAATTGTATTTGTGGCATCTTCTCATACGGTGCGTACGTTCGATGCATTGGCACGGAATATCAGTGCACGAACAGCGTCTCAAGAAATCATAGGGCAAAAGCCAATACTTGAATTCCTGGGGCCTGATGCGGATGATATTTCTTTTACGATGAACTTTAATAAGCTATTGGGCGTTGACCCTTTAAAAGAAATTGAAGAAGTGGCCAAGATGTGCCGAGAAGGACAAGCCGAACAGTTGATCATTAATGGTAAGCCCTTTAGTGAACACAAATTACTGATTACCAGCATAAGCGCAGCTATGAATACAATTGATAATCGAGGTAATGTATTGTCCGCATCCATTAATGTGACGCTGAAGGAGGCCCCGGATATTCCTAAAGTTGTAATCACACCTAAACAAGGAGGCGATACAAATGCAAATTGATGTAAGCGCTCGCCTTGATGGCATTGATTTTGCGCCGAAGGATGTTCTTACCGAAATCATTCAAAATGTGCGAACTATTATTTCTACAACGCAATTTTCCGTACCACTTGATAGGCGATTTGGTATTGATGGAACTGTTATCGATTTACCACTACCAGTAGCAATGGCCAGAATATCTGCAGAGGTGATTCGGGCCATTACTGAATATGAGCCACGATGTAGAGTTGTGTCCGTTGACTTTGAAAGTACAGAAGCAACTGATGCGGAAGAAGGACATTTGCTGCCCAAGGTATCAATTGCTATAAAAGACGAATGGTTAGAAAGTGTAGGTGGCTATGAATCAATATAGAACAATCCAAGGGGATATGTGGGACGGTATCGCATTTAAAGTGTATGGCAGCGAAGCCTATATGAATGTGCTGCTAGAAGCCAATCAAGAGTACGCTCAATATGTGATATTACCTGCTAACCTTATTTTGAAATGCCCTGATGTAGATATAAGGGCGACTATTAATTTACCACCGTGGAGGCGATAATAATGAATTTACCAGAAATCAACTTTGTCACGGCGGATAAAGAAGCCGTTGAGAAGGAAATATTCGCCCTCTACGCCTCTGTTACTGGGCGAAAGTTAGCACCGGCGGACCCTATTCGCTTATTCCTATTAACGATTACTAATATTGTGATTTTATTGCTAAACCGCATCAACGATACGGGCAAGCAGAATCTTCTGGCATATGCTAGAGGCAACAACCTAGACCATATAGGTATAGCCCTAGGCGTAGAACGCTTACAAGCTACAGGCGCGGTCACTACTATGAAGTTGACTGCATCAATGGCACGGCCTGAAGGGATAGCTATTCCAAAAGGCACACGCTTCACGTCCGGTGATAATGTGTTTTTTGCAACTACTGAGCCTTACTACTTATCAGCTACTGAAACCATGATACAAGTAAGGGCTGTATGTACGGAAGCTTCAGCTAAAGGGAATGGCTATCCAGTAGGGTCAATTACCATTCTTGTGGATCCAATCCCATATATCGCTAGTGTAACCAATATTACAATCTCAGAAGGTGGTGCTGACACTGAATCAGACGATGCTTTTCGCGAACGTATTAGAGAAGCACCTGAAAGCTTTTCTTGTGCCGGTGCGGAAGGGGCCTATGAGTTTTTTACCAAAAAAGCATCCGCTCTTATTAGTTCCGTAAAAGTGGTATCCCCTAAGCCGGGAGATGTGGTTGTATATCCTGGTCTAGTATCGGGGGAAATTGCTGGAGAAGAAATTCTTAAATTAGTGGAAGCCACTCTCACTGATAAGAAGGTGCGGCCACTTACTGATAATGTGTCTGTAAAAGCGCCAATTGCTAAGAATTATAGTATCGATATGCAGTACTACATAGATTCGGATAATTCGTATTATGCGGACACGATTAAGAGTAGAGTCGATGCGGCGGTTACGGATTATATACAATGGCAGTCGGGCAAAGTAGGTCGGGACATCATTCCGTCCGAATTGATTCGCCGTGTAATGGAAGCTGGGGCTAAACGTGTTAGCGTAACATCCCCTGTATTTACTGTTGTGAAAGACGGCAAGAAGGAAGATGGCTACCAAGTGGAATTGGCGCAGTGTACTGGTAAGACTATCACATATGGGGGTGTAGAGCATGAATGATCTCTACAAATTCAAATTAAAGGATACGCTACCGAGCTCGATTGCTAATGATGCTAATGTTCAAGCCTTAGCTGAAGTGGTTACGTTGCGACTTATGGCGTTGATGCCGTTCGTGGATAGACTAACTATCTTGTCGCATCTTAATGAGTTAAGCACGCCAATACTAGATGAGTTAGCCTGGCATTTACACGTTGATTTCTACGATGAAGCTGTAGCGAGAGAACAAAAGATTAAATTAATTTTGAGTTCTATCGCTTGGCATCGAAGAAAGGGCACAGTTGGATTAGTTGAGGAAGCTATCGGCGAACTGTATTCAGACTGCGAAGTTGTGGAGAACTGGGGCTACGAGGGCGGGAAGCCTTACCATTTCAAACTCCAGATGTCCGGTTATATGATGACACCGAATATACGAGAGCGCGTGCTCCGTATATTAGAATTCGTCAAGAATAAAAGGTCCTGGCTAGATGGTATCGAATATGTACACGCTATTAATTCCAGCGGTGTGTATGTCGGTGGTATTGCAACAGCTGCAGGCAGTGCCGTAGCTGAACCTAGCTTGAAAATCACGACAGGCCCACAAACGCAACAGCTATATGTCGGTGGCGTAATTACCGTTCACCAATTTATTCATATATAGGAGGTCTACATGGCAAAATATCCAGCCGTCATTACTACAATGGCGGGGACAAATACTATTGCGGAAGCTAATGCTAGTAAGCAGGCTTTGATTTTTACAAAAATCGTTATCGGTGCAGGCGACATGCCCGCATCAATTCCACGCGCTACGGCGTTGACTGATAAGCGTTTGGAATTAGCGATTACTAAAAGCGTCAAGACAGGCGATGGTCAATTCATGGTGCAAGGGCTACTCTCGAATAAAAACCTTGAAGCCGGTTTTTATGCACGAGAAATAGGGCTCATGGCCAAAGCCGGCGAGAATGGACAAGAGGTGCTTTTCTCCTACACAAATGGGGGCAACTACGTTGACTACATCCCTGATAAGAATACGCCAATGGATAGCTACACATTTACGATTACTACTGTGGTCGGCGATGCCGAAAAGGTACAAGCGGTTATTTCTGACAATGGGGTAGCCTCTGTGCATGATTTGGAAGCGCACAATATGGATCCAGGAGCACACGGCGGACTTCTTCAAAATTTAAAAAGTCAATTAGCTACTCATAATACAGATATTTCTTCGCACCCAGCAATTACAAATATGATTGCTAAAATCCTTGGTGCGACTAACTGGCAAGAAGAACCAGTAGCCACTTTGAAGGATATAAAAAATAAGCTAGGCGAAGGCGGAATAGTGGCGCAACGCTTTGGAGAAAGCGGTTTTGTGAAATATGCTAACGGATTCACTATCCAATGGGGAAAGTCAGACATTACAGTTGCTAGGACTATATATGATGGAGCTAGTAACTTTATAATACCTTTTACTTTT